CCGTTAGCCTTCGTCACGTTCGACAAACGAGACTTAATCTCTTGGGCGATTTGTTCGATGATAGGTTCGGTCGACATTACACTTGGCCATTGGCTTTCAGCACCAGAAACTTCGTTCGGTGTTCGACGTTTTTGTCCAAGAGTTCTTGGGAGGCTTTGACAGTTGGCTGCAACATTCCAGTCTTGAGGAATGCGCCCCAGGCCGACACTCCGCGTTTAGGACCAGCCATTTGCTCGCGGACGAGTCGTGAGCCAGCAGGACCGCTCCGTTTTCCCGCGCGTTTCGTGACCCGTCCTTCGTAGCGCCCTTGCTTCGGCGGCGCGAATTCATGGTCACGAACAAACACCTGATTGCTCAGCCGAGCGATCTTTGGGCCGAAAGCATGTGCGATTTGTCCCTTGCCGCCGCCGACCTGAATCTTGTAGCTCACGCCGCCAGAAGTTTGCTTCGCGCCAAAATCTCCTAGCTTCAATCTCTTGGTCTTCACCAAACGCACGCCAGAGGTGAGGCTAGCGGGAGTTGCATTTCGGCCCAGGTTGATATTCTTGTCGAGGTCTTTCTTCTTGATGTTGAACTTCCCGCGAATCTCAGTGCTGATGAGCGTCTTGGTCTGCTTGGTCGTGTCGTTGATTGCCCCGGCCAATGCTTTCGGCACGCCATCCTTGATACCCGCCAATCGGGACTGGATGGCTTCAATCTGCGCCGGGTTAAATGAAATTTCAGCTTCTGGCATTAGCCGCACTCCAACTTGACCAAGCCGTTATCCTGTTGCATTGGACGCTTGAGGATCGAATACGTCTTGGGCGTCTGACCAGGCCAAAGCGCAATGTCAAACTTATCACCGCCCGTATTCACCATCTTGCACTCGACGCCGACAATCGGATCGTCGAAGCATTCAACCATGAAATGCGGGCCAATCATGTGCGGCATTCCCGCCTCTGGATTTGGCGGCCCACGATCGACCATCGCCTTAATTGGCCGCGGGATGCCGTTCAACGGCCGATAGATGATGACCTCGCCGAACCGCCCCAGCTTCGTAAAATCATCATCGCTCGTGCCCATGAGGCGCGTGCAACGCGATTTGAACTTGGCATCAAAGGCGGTCGGCATGGTGCATGTTTAGCTGTCGTATTTCGGATCGTGTAGAGCTTGGCAGGTCGTGTTAGCACCACCACCGCCCCCTGCGACCACATATCCAAACTTCCCGTTGTTGGTTGAGGTAGTCGTGACCTTGCTCGTGCCGTCCCAATAAACGATTGCGCCATTGGCAGCGTTGTTGAGATTCGTCACGTCATAAACGCCGCCGCCGACTGCCAGCGAGCCCAGCGTGTTATTGACGATGTCCTTATGGGCGATTTTGACCAATGCGCCCTTGCCAGCCGTATTGGCCGTTACCGAACCATCGACAACGACTGTCCCCGCGCTCACGTTTCCGCTCGCCGGCGTGTAATCGACCATTACAGGTTCGCCGTGTCGGAACGCACATTGAAATGCCATTTCTCGATTCTCCAATTAGGGGTTAATGAACAAGCTCTGGCTCGGCGTATTCTTTCGCCTCTTGGAGCTTTTCTCGTTTCACAAAATCAACGGGGCTTTCTGCAACATGCTCGGAATCGAACACTTCCGTGCCCCAGGCTTTCCAATTCACATATTCCTCTTCGCCCTGATGCACAGCGGCGATCTTGCGTGTCGCGCCGATCTTCAATCCCAACTCATGGAGCTGCCGTGAGAAGTTCCAATCCTCCGGTTCAGTCTCGGCTCGATAGCTATTGCTGGAGCGGTCAAAGACGATTCGGTCGTTGATTTCAAAATGAACTTTCGTCGCCCACGACATATCGAATTTGCAAACCCAGCAGCCAGTATTGAGCAAGAGTGGATGGCCCACGTCTTCGCTCGTAAATGTCAGCGGCAGATTGAACACGTCATTCAGCGTCAGGCGACACAGCGGCCTGAATTCGTGATGCGCTTCATCCGAAATCCACACCGATTCTCCGCTGCCCGATTCGCACTGCCCAATCTCTGCCCCACTCAGAGCAATGCTCGTCAGGCCGCGTCGATCTTTAATCGGAATCGCTACACCCAATACGTCTAAATCCTGGCATTCCAGTTCATCAATCAACCGATCGAGCCAGCCATCGCCGCAGCCGATGTCGTCATGCAGCATCGCGAAGTAATCGATCCTGCCGCCGCCATGCACGACGTTGAGGGCGTTCGTCCAAAGCTGATTGAAATTGGCAGCGAGCAGCGAACTGGCACGATAGTCATTACTGACATGGGTCATGTTCGCGCAGGCGCGCCAGAACGACATTCCAGCTTTGGAAGTCTGCTTTCCATATCCCGGCATTCCGAGATAAATGCGGCGATCGTTGTGGTCTGGCTTCACTTCTTGGCTTCCACTTTTTCCTTGGCAGGCGCTTCGATGTCAGCCTTCGCTTCAATGTCAGCCTTTTTGGCTTCGCCGACAATCGCCAACTCCTTGTCGATGGATTGGAGCTTGGCAAGTTCGTCGGAATTCACGTCGAGTTCTCTGCCTTCCGCGGTCTTGAACTTTTCGTGGTCCAGGCCGGCAGTCTTGGCATGAACGCGACCAAGGCTGCGTGTAATCAACGCTTTCATTTCAAAAACTCCGAGATGGTTTACGATCCAGCGCTGCGGACGCCGCCGCGCTTCTCTTGGGTGCTGACGCCAATGTCGCTGTAGCCGCGCATCTGAATGCCCAGCGTGTCGAACTCGGCGACGGAGGATTCAACAATCGGTTCGACTCGGCCGTTGAGGGCTGCAATTTCAATGACAGCCATCTGCGCCGGGTCGGCCAGCAAGTACCACGCGGCAGTCGAATTGCCGGTATAGCTGCTGTTTTCCATGTAGGGCGAGCTTTCCACGCGGTAGCGACCCTGGAAGATGTTCAACGCTCCCAGGCCGCTGGTATTGCCGCTGACGATGAATTGGCTATTCATCGCGGTCATGGCAGCCGCCTTGAGTGTCGGCGGAGCCAGCAGAATCGCCGGCATGATTCCCAGCGGGAATCCGTCGGGATCGGTCTGGTTGAGGAACACCGTCTCAGCAGCCGAGATTCCGCCGCCGGCGCTGGTCAGGGCTGAACCTGCGCCAGTACTGACGTTCTTGTTGCCAGACGAGAAGAACGAACTGTTATTCAGGAACGGAGTCCAGAAAATGTCGTTCAACTTCAGCATTCCGCCGCGGCCGATACGCTGCGGAGCAGTAGTCAAAGCGCCGGTATCATCGTTGATGATGTCCGTGCGGGTGATAGCATTCAAAATGCCATAGGTCGACGCCTGGTTGTTGTAGACCAGCTCGCCAAGTTCAGCGTTCTTGAGTTCGCCGTCTGGGCCAACCTGCTTGAACAACATCCCGCCCGTCAGGCTGACCACAGTGGTCTGCTTGAAGTCACGAACCGAACGAATCGCCGCAATTCGCAGCGGTGTTTGGTCGATCGAGTTCCAGCCGACCATCAAGAATTTGTTGGCGACGTTCGATGTGATGTTGGGAATGGACACCGTGCTAAAACCGTCGGCGCGGATGTCGCTACGATTCCCTGGGCCAAGAGCGCCCCAGGCGGCGCGAAGCACGTCCGGGGTCACATTGTAGCCGGGGCTGCGATAGCCGTTGGCCTCGGCGCCAATGCAAATCAATTCCCGCAGGCCGATGCCATGCTTGAAATTGTCGTGCGCGGCTTGCAAGGTCTGGTCGTCGTATTGCTTTTCAAGCAATACCCGGTCATAACGGCCAGCCATGAGCAAGGCGGCTTCTAGGACGCGCTGATTGTTGCGAGGATTTCCACGAGTGCCACGCGATTGGATGACGTTCGTGGCGCCAATGGAGCGTTCCAGGGCTTCCAAACGGAACTTGTCGGGAGTCCATTTGGAATCAATCGCCTCTTCCGCCAGAACGCGAACGCTGTTGATATATTCGGGTTCGTATTTCCGCTTTTCGACCAGCGATTCCGAAGCGTCGATAATCGCCTCGACCCGCAAGGCCTCTTCTTGACGCGCTTGCATGGCATCGCCAATCTTCGTAGCCTTCTTGGCCGTCTTCGCGGTCCGCGTTCGGCCTTCATAGTCGGCCGTCAAGTTCTCGACCTGTTCGGCGCTCAGCTCGTCAGCGACAAAGCCCATCGCCTCGATCCATTCCTTGCATTTCGGGTCCATATCGTTCTGCTCCTTGTGAGTGGCCGCGCTTGCGGCGATGGAAACTGTCGTGTTGTCATCCGCGCCGTGAGAAACGAACGCGAAACCTTTGAGAGTTGACTTGCGCGTCACATAAATCGGGCCTTCAAACATCTGCCCGTTGACTTCCACTTTCTTGCCGGCCTTGACTTCCTCGATCTTGTTGACGTTGGCCTCGATCGAGGATTGCCACTGGTAGCCGTTGGCCGCACTATTCACGACTTCGTCCCTGGCTGGGGTAGCCGCAGTCGCGAAGCCCGTCGCAATCAGTTGTTTGCCGTCATTAGCGACGGTGAAATTGCCCACGCGCTTTGAGGCGTCATGGTCTAGATTGGCGACCAGCAGGTTGCCCGGGCTGATTC